CGCAAAGATTTGAATGAGGATGACTTCAAGAGAGTCATAGAAGTAGTCCAGAGTCTAAAGAAAGACGATGATGTAAATTTTGACTGGTTAGTGGAAACAACTGAGCAGTTTTGTAAAGATAAGGCGGTGTATAATGCGATTGTTGACGGCATTAAAATCATTGATGGAAAAGATAAATCACGAGGCGCAGATGCTATACCTAGTATTCTTACAGATGCCTTGGCTGTTGGTTTTGATAATCGGGTTGGCCATGATTACCTTTCTGACACTGATGAACGGTATGAGTTCTATCACAAGGTAGAGGAGAAGATTCCATTTGATTTGGAGTTCTTCAACAAAATCACCAAAGGTGGTTTGCCACAGAAAACACTGAACATTGCACTTGCTGGCACTGGTGTCGGTAAATCTCTGTTCATGTGTCATATGGCAGCCAACTGTTTGAGTCAGGGTAAAAGTGTTCTGTATATCACACTAGAGATGGCAGAAGAACGCATTGCAGAGCGTATCGATGCAAACCTGATGAACATCTCTATTGATGATTTGCATGAACTACCCAAGCAGATGTATGACACCAAGATAGACAACATCATACAGAGCACAACAGGAAATTTGGTTATTAAAGAATATCCGACTGCCTCTGCTCATAGTAATCATTTTCGTGGACTAATCAAAGAACTGGCAGTCAAGAAATCTTTCAAGCCAGACATCATTTTTATTGACTATCTGAATATCTGTGCATCTTCAAGGTTCAAAGCAAATGGCAATGTCAACTCTTACATGTACATCAAGGCGATTGCAGAAGAATTGCGTGGCCTTGCGGTTGAAATCAATGTGCCTATCATGTCTGCCACACAAACAACCAGATCAGGATATTCCAATAGTGACATCGGACTAGAAGACACATCAGAAAGTTTTGGTCTACCCGCAACTGCTGATTTAATGTTTGCACTCATCTCCAATGAAGAACTAGAAGAGTTAAATCAGATTGCAATCAAACAGTTGAAGAACAGGTATAATGACCCGACCATAAACAAACGATTTGTGATTGGTATAGACAGAGCAAAGATGAAACTATTTGATATAAGTCAGAATGAACAGAATGACTTGGCTGACTCAGGTCAAGATGATGACCTGCCTGTCTTTGATAAATCATCTTTTGGGTATGATGGTTTTAGTGTGTAGTCTGACATTATAATCTCTTTGGTAGTTCTGTCACATTCTTGACAAACTGATGTTTCTGTCAGATTACACATTGTGGTGGGACAAGACATCCTTGCCTGATTATATGCGGCAATGAGTTGCATACAAAGACCAGTGCAACATGATGGTTTCTCCATACCATATTTATGATTTATAAATACTTGAATGAAATCTTTTTTTGAAATATTGAATGAGGACAAGGGTGGCAAGAATCTCCACTTGGAGCATCTAGAGGATGAAATACTCAACTATGGTGTGACAGGTGGTCGTGCTGCCATCAACTTTCTACGTTCACTCAGAGATATGATGGCTGGTGCAAGTCGTTCATCCGTGAATATGACAGTCAAATGGGATGGAGCACCAGCAGTGTTTGCTGGTATAGACCCAAGTGACGGTAAGTTCTTTGTTGCCAAGAAAAGTGTATTCAATGTCAATCCCAAACTCTACAAGACAAATGCAGAGATAGACGCTGACCTATCTGGCACACTAAACTCCAAGTTCAAAGTGGCTCTTGCAGAACTATCCAAGTTGGGTATCAAGAACGTTTTGCAGGGTGACCTGATGTTCACTGACGATGTGGAGACAACCACTATCGATGGTGAGAAATACTATACCTTTCAACCCAACACCATCGTCTATGCTGTGCCCGTGAGCAGTGATTTAGGCAAGACAATATCGAAGTCGAAGATTGGTATTGTTTGGCACACAACGTACAGTGGTGGGACGCTACAGGACATGCAGGCATCGTTTGGTGCAGACATTCGCGGTTTGAAGAAACCTAGCACAGTGTGGATGGATGATGCGACATATAAGGATGTATCAGGTAAAGCAACATTCACGGAAAAAGAGACAACCGAGATAACTGCCGTGCTCAGTGATACTGGTAAGACGTTCCAAAAAATCAACTCTGGCCAACTGACCTCATTTCTGAGACTGCAAGACAGCATGACAGGTCCACTAGCGGGTGCATCACTGAAAACCTATAACAACAGTAAAGTGCGTGCTGGTGAGATTATCAAGAATCCCACAGCACATGCAAAAGGTTATGAGCAATGGGTGTTTGACTCAATCCAGAAACAGATTGACAAAGCCAAAAGTGACAAGGGTAAAGAAAAATATACTAACCTGCAAAAAGAGTATGTGCGAGAGGTAAAGAAGCACACTCGCAATCTGGTTCAAGTGATCACATTCCAGAATCTGCTAGTTGAGGCCAAGATGCTGATTGTCAAGAAACTGAACAGCGTCAAAGGACTCACCGACACATTTATCAAGACAGATAACGGATTCAAAGTGACAAACCCAGAAGGATACGTTGCTATTGACAGGGTGGCGGGTAATGCGGTAAAATTGGTGGACAGAATGGAGTTCTCATTCAACAATTTCACTGCAATCAAGTCCTGGGACAAATAGTATTCTCTCAGAAACCACCTAGTAAAATCAAAGACTTACAACCATACCGAAATGGTATGTCCCCCATATGAAATCTGTTTGACTAAACCTCCAAAATGACTTGACAATGGCCCAATATGTCTGTAGAATGGCTACTGTAACGTCAAAAAACGAGACAAGATGAACAAAAAATCTACCATTGCAAAACTGCTCGCGAATGAAGACATTCACGTAATTTCCAAACCTATGGAGACTGCGTACTTCAATGTCAAAACTCGCGAGTTGGGTTTGCCCGTTTGGAAAGATGATATTACCAAAGAAGAAGAGGAGTTAATGGTCTGTCATGAGATTGGCCACGCGCTCTGGACTTCTTTGGACCTACTTATTGATTCTCGCAATCGTAAGCTCAACAAAAGCATCGTCAACGTTCTTGAAGATGCACGTATTGAGAAGTTCGTAAAGAGCAAGTATCCTGGCTCGGTAAACCTATTCAACAAAGGGTATGCGGCGCTGATGGACCGTGACTTTTTTGGTATTGGTGACACTGATCCACAAAAGCAAAACTTGATTGACCGCATCAATCTGTATTTCAAGGGTATGACCAATGTCACATTCACTGATGATGAATCAGTATTTGTGAAACGTACCGCTGGACTACGCACCGAAGCGGAAGTTCTCGATCTTGCTGCGGATATCACTCAGTACATGAAGGATAATCCCGAGCAGGATGATGATGAGTCTGACGATTCTGATGGTTCTGATGGTTCGCAAGAGTCAATGACTGACACGCATGGCGAGTCTGGTGACGAGTCTGGTGAATCCAATGACGGATCCGGTAATGAGTCTGGTGAATCCAGTGACAAATCTGACGAGTCCGGTAATGAGTCCAGTGAATCTGGTAACAAGTCTGGCAGCACTACCAATGACAATAATGGTTCTGGTGGCAATTCTGATGTTGACCAGGATCCAGAGTCTAAGACTGACAAGGCTGCCAATGAGTCCGTAAAAGATTTGGCTGACTTGGATGCCACTGAGAAGGTTTACGCACGTATTCCTAAGATTGATTCGGATAAAATGATTGTTGACTACAAAACTATCGTTGATGAATTGTCTGAGCATTATGACCATTCACCTAGAACAAACTGGATACAGTATTCTCTAGACGAGATTCGCGCATTCAAAAATGACTCGAAAAAGTCTGTTGCTTACATGGTCAAAGAATTCGAGATGAAGAAGGCTGCGGACCTGTATGCTCGTGCTGCCACTTCCAAGACTGGTACGTTGGACATGAGTGCTCTGCACACATACAAGTTCAACGATGATCTGTTTCGGAAAGTGACTACGTTGCCGGGTGCCACTAATCACGGTATGATTATGGTGCTTGATTGGTCTGGCTCTATGTCTGAGAATCTTGTCAATACCTTTCATCAGTTGATGCAGTTGGTATGGTTCTGCCGTCGTACTCAAGTTCCGTTTGAAGTATTTGCTTTCACTAATTCCTACGTTGGAAAAGGATTCTCATACACAGATAATGATGCCCCTGCCATAATTGAACCTAAGAATGGCGAGATTGTCCTTAATGAAGACACTCGTCTTCTAAACTTTTTCTCCAGTCGCATGAATGCTGCTGATGAAGAAAAAATGATGCACTATGTGTGGATGACCATTAAAGAAATGACGCGACCATTCTTTGAAGAATGGAGCATAACTGGTTACCCAGCGCCTTATTGCCGTAAGTATACGCTCAGCTCTACTCCGCTCAATGAGTCTATCATCGCCATGATGGACTATGCACCTAAGTTTAAGAAGCGCACCGGCGTTCAGAAACTTAACACTGTCTTTCTGACTGATGGTGACTCAGACGGCAATCGTGGTGTCTGGGAACAATATGAGCACACGAGTGGCGGTTCCTGGAATGGCACCGACCAACTGCGTCACCGCAGTTGGGGTAAGGAAAACTTGGTTATCGACCCTGTTACTAACAAGCAGTACGATATAACAGCAGGTAATGCGTTTAGTTTCTACGGCGGTCGTGAACTGACTATCCTGCTCCTGAAGGCGCTCAAGAATCGTGTTTTGGACATGAACGTGCTTGGTTTCTTCATCGCTGGTCGTGGTCGCGCTGGTAAAATCGGCTGGGACACATGGACAGATATTCTTGGAACGTACTCTAGCACTGTTATCGAAAACACTAAGAAGGTTATGAAGCGTGACGGTGCTGTCGTGGTTCCTAATGTGCAAGGTTACGATGAATACTATGTTCTGCCTGGTGGCCGCCAACTTGCTATCGAAAATGATTCAGGTTTGGACGATGAACTGGTTGGTGCCTCCAAGGCAAAACTGAAAACCGCCTTCGGTAAGGCATCCAAGAAACGTGCTCACAGTCGAGTGCTCCTGAACAAGTTCACCGCCAAGGTGGCGTAACCATCCCCAAGGGGCATACCGGAATGATATGCCCCCCATACAAAATCGGTTTGACTAAGCCCTTGATTTTTGTCCCCAAATCGTGTTAGAATAGTTATATTAGAGTGAAAAAACGGTTATATATTATGAAATTGACTCCTAAGAAACTTCAGTTTGTTGTGTGCGCTTCCGAGATGTACGGAAACGGTACTGTTATCAACAAGCAGCAGACTCGTGATGCCGCAGAACGGGCTGGTGTCCCGTTTCCTACTTGGTTTCGCAAGAACTGCTCTGTTGGTTACAACCAGTATCAACTGCCTGATGTAGATGGTACGAGCGCTCCTGCTTCTGTTCCTACTCTGCCTCCTGCGCCTGTTGTTCAGGATGCAGCAGTTATGAACCTGATTGCGTCCAACATGGACGTTCAGAACCTAGTGCCTGATACCTTTGATGGATTCGTTGCATGGGGTAACCATACTCCGCTCAAGAAGATCGTCAAGTCTGGCTTGTTCTATCCTGTCTTTGTCACTGGTCTATCCGGTAACGGTAAGACACTGATGATTGAGCAGATTCACGCAGAACTCAACAAAGAACTGATTCGCGTGAACATCACCATTGAAACTGATGAGGATGACCTGCTTGGTGGATTCCGCCTTGTAAACGGTGAAACAAAGTTTGTGCCTGGTCCTGTTATCGAGGCAATGGAGCGTGGTTGCACGTTGTTGCTTGATGAATGTGACCTTGGTTCTAACAAGTTGCTTGCACTTCAGCCTGTACTAGAAGGCAAGGGTGTGTTTCTTAAGAAGGTTAACAAGTGGATTACTCCTAAACCTGGATTCAACGTGATGGCCACCGCCAACACTAAAGGTAAGGGTTCTGAAGATGGTCGCTTCATCGGCACCAACATTCTCAATGAAGCATTCCTTGAGCGATTCGCTGTCACTTTGGAACAACCCTATCCTACTGCCACTGTCGAGAAAAAGATTGTACTCGGTTCGATGAAGAAGTACAACGCAATCGACGCGGAGTTCGCTGACAAACTGGTCATGTGGGCTGAAGTGATTCGCAAGACCTTCTATGATGGTGGCATTGATGAGATCATTTCTACTCGCCGCTTGGACCATATCACCAAGGCATTCGCCATCTTCAATGACCGTATGACGGCAATCGAGATGTGCACCAATCGCTTTGATGAAGACACCAAGGCATCATTCATTGACCTTTACACCAAGATTGATGCTGGTGTGGACATAGTAGAAGGCACCGTTACTCCTAACCCACTTGATGAGGATATTAAGTTCTAATGAACAATTACTGGATTATTGATGAACGTATGCGTGAGGTGACCAGTCGTCACCTCTCTGAGAATTGGCTAGAATATGGTGAGTACGAAGAACTGATTTCATTTCTATCGAACTACCATATACCAGGAGCCACAATGATTAACGCGATTGACAACATGTACCCTGAACACAAGTTTCGCTGGGACCATATGACATGAGCACTAAACCTGTTGATGTCAAGTTTGGACCATTTCACTCAGTAGAAGATGTAGAGATGGCCCGAGATGAATACTATGTCAAATGGACCGACATAGGATATAAGGTGGAACTCTATATCAGTGAAACTCAGGATGATGATGGGAGACGCATCTGGTTCGTAAAAGGAAAACGCTACTCTGTTTTTGTCCACCCTGATGAACTAAGAGATTAAAATGAAAGATATACATTGGAACAACTTCAACTGGCCAGAGATTTTTGGTATAATTCATGCCATTGCACCAATGATGATTAACAATCAGCACAAGTTTATGATTAGTGACATCATCGAACGGACTATCGCAAAGCATAGTGACGATCAGTTAGAGTACGTTGGAAACAAGACTGTGGGACAGGATTTTGCGGGCACTGATGGTTTGCGGTATGAATGTAAGGCAAGTAAGAGTTTAATACAGAAGACTAAGGATCTAACGAAACCTATCACTCTGAAGAACTATCGTGGTGATTGTCAAGGCATACCTGAACAGACCTTTGATTACATGCTCGCTATTGACTATACGCAAAACACTGTACTCATGGCTAACTGGAATTCGTGTCTAAAGGTAAGACGAGACAGAGGTAAATGGGTTAGTCCAAAGCCAGCTGACTCCAACCTTACTATACGCCTTGATGAAAATGACTGTGAGGTTCTTGCTGACAGGGTGATACCCAATATCAAGGACATTAACATCATGGAGAAATACAACGATTTTGTGTCGTCAATTGGCTAGTGCGGAAGATTGTGGTAAAAAAACAACAACAGAGCAGAAAATTGACTAGTTTTAAAAAGGTTCAAAAAAACATAGCTATGCTGTGGATAAATGTGTGGATAAGTGGAGAATAGTGGGATAAAGGGAGAAAAGGTGCTGAGGATATGCTAAAAGGTGCTGAGGTAGTGTGATCTTAGTCTCCCATATATCGCTCGTCCAGTCGAGAGGCTACCCAGACAAAAAAAGTTTAACTAATTCCGAATTATTTCACCAAAAGCCCTTGACGTACTGCTGAGAATCCTGTATCATTAGCTATGTTGGTTGGGTATGAATAGATTCTGTAGTGCATATATCGATAGTATTCAGCTCCAAGACAAAAAAAGTATTGGACAACCTCACCAAATTCCTGTAAAATACAACGTATGAACACTGAGAAAAGAGACACAGAAATGGAAAAATCAGGTTACGAAATTATGGGTGAATTCATCGATGCTGCCACTGAGCGGTATAAGAGTCACGCATATGCAGCTGGTTACCTGGAACAACTCATGGGATCTATTCTGAGTGCGAAAGATGCTCGGCATGCTCAATTGATTATTGAGTCTTGCAAAAAATCAATCGTGAAAATCACTGAAGAGATGAATGCAAATGTATAAGAGTGCTGATGGTTTGGAACACAGCCCCCTCAAAATGAGTCTGTATAAGACTGCTTACAGTGTCAGACACCAAAATTATGTTGGTATTAAGCAACTGATTGAGTGTCAGACTGATGATGTCTACCTGGAATGCTCTGTGGTTGGTCTGAATCACACGGTGATGTTCAAAACTGAAGAACTTGAGAGGTTTTGCTTATGAGCAATTACAATGGTTGGACTAACTACGCGACCTGGAACACTGCGCTCTGGGTTGACAACGAAGAACCGTATTATTTTGCTCGTGTTGAGATGGGAAAAGTGATCAAAGGATGGACTGCTGATCTCGTGGAAGCGTTTGTTCGCGACGTGTTTCCTGATGGAACGCCTGACATGCAAGACGGTGTTATGATGCGAGATGGGCTGGAGCACGTTAACTATGACGAGCTCGCTGAAGCCTGGAATGATGAACTCAGTCTTGCGAGGATGAGCTGGAAAAGGAGCCTATAGCCAATGAATGGACATATTTCTGTCTGGTTTGACGCTGAGGCCTATAATGGTCGTGGAGTTGAGTCAGAGCACAAGGAGCTGACTGAGGCTTTGGCTGAATTACCAGTTGAGCCCTGTGAGAACTGTGCAATGATTACCAGCTGTGGTATAAAAGCAACAGAATGTAAAGCTTTTCGCAACTATGCAAGCACTGGTAAGTATGCATCAGATGATATTGGCCGACTCATGAGGGAGATTCACTAATTGCCTGAACCGATTCACATGGAAAAACGCAATAATCTTGGCTATATTGAAGATGAAGACGATCTCGGCGAACTGATTGGCACGCGTGCTGGTCTTGAAGTCTGGGTTGAGCATAGTGGTATAACAAAGTTTGTTAGTGTGGTGGATCGGAGTGTCACTAAGCGTGGCTTGCCCAGGGTTGCAATGGAGATTGATTTGAGTCCTTCGGGTAAGGCATGGCATGTGGACATAGCACGCGCTGACAGTCGCTACAAGGGACGCAACTTAGCAGTAAGGGTCTATGTATTGCTTATGAAAAAACTCGGGTTACAGATGCAGGCAGGCACCTCTCAGTCGATTGGTGGGCGTAAGATCTGGAACAAGCTGAACCGTCATCGCGATATACTGGTGTTTGCTCGTCCTAACTCAAGGTCCAGCAAGGTTAGTCTGGTCAAGTCAGGTAGGCGTCAGCTCTCAGCAGAATCAATCGATTTGTATGAAGAGGATTCAAATGCAGAGATTTTCGCATATGCAATCGGTTGAGGAGGTATATGAAATCTGTTTGACTAAAGCCTTGACTTCTACCCCAGGATATGAGATAATATCTGTGTTGGTTGAGAGAACAAAGAAGGAAATCCTGATGCCCTGACGAGAGTCACCCCATTATCCGGCCGCCTAGTGTGAAGGTTGGCAGTGCCGTAGGGGAGTAATCACACTGCGCTAGGGAAAGTCCGGCCCTAGAGTAATGCAGGAGATGCGACCTCATCAAAGCTCGGCACCCATTTTACTCCAGAGACTTCTGGATCGGGAATCACCCGATAGGTCATGTGACACTGCTAGTCTCTGAAGAAAAGGTTTCCAAATGAAGCTGACTGACGCTAAACTGAGTAAATCTCTATGGCAGTCAGCCTCCCCTTTTTTATCATTTTGGCAGGCACCTACCCCGTCAAAACTGGATTGCGTTTTGCAATCTATAAATGCAATAACGTCTCTATCAAATATTCAAGGTATTCAAATGGAAATTGCAAGAACAATTCTCTCCCAAATCAATGTATTAGATAAGATGGCCATGTGTGCTTGGGGTGCCAAGGACTTGGTTGGTATGGAAGATGGACTGATGTTCAAGTCTTCTGGTCTAGTCAGAAACAAGGGTAAGGTCATAATCAAATTGAATGGTAATGACTTGTATGATGTGACTTTCGGTAAGATTCGAAAGTATGAGTATAAAGAACTGGCAAGGGTCGAGAATGTGTTCGTAGAAAACTTGGTTGAGACTGTGGATAAAATGGTAGGTTGATTTACAAAGCCCCACCCCCCCAAAACTGAGCGACTTTCGCTTTACCTTCCCTGAAATATAAAAACCGTAGGATCTATTATGAGAAAACTACTTTCTTTTGAACCCACCTCTCCAGCAGACTGTGGTGAATATCGCGTTTTAATCGAAAAGAATGGCAAGTTTCATTGCTGTATTGTATACACTGGTATGAGTGGCACGGCGATGATGGATGAGCTGCCGGACATTCGCAAAGAGTTTCCTATAGAAAAAGGCTACAAGGTAGATTGGTAAACATGCAAACTTTAAATGAATATATGAATAGTCTTTGGACTTCGGCAGGTCGTAGAATCTTCACCAGAGAATACACTGGTGTTATTGAATCTGTGCGAGCCAAGTATGGTAAGGATCTGTCGGTGACGATTCGGTTACCGAGTGGCGATATCAAACTTCGCGATGGTACGGACTTGTTTGCAGATCGCGCCGGTATTCAAAGCGAATTAGGAGAGTTAATATAATGACTGTACGTGTGACAAAAAGCGCGAAAACGATTGAAGATGGTATTCTGCATATGAAAAATGCAATGATTTTTGACTATCAAGGTTTCATGCCGCCGAATAATGATATACGGCGAGAAATGTTTGATGATTATGTGAGTAACTTAACCGAGACATATGGAAGCAAGTACATCAAGGTGATCTCGAAAAGAGACGGAGTTAAAGCCTTCATTGTGAATACCGAGCACGATAAAAAGTTTCGGTATGGTGATATTCTGAAAGCCGCGAGTTATAATGCTCCTGCACGTAATGCGGCTCGTGGTAATGTGCTGGATGGTAGTTATAATATAGAATGGACAGGTGCGTGCTACTTATGATTATAGCCAAAGAAATTACAGAAGATTGGGATTGTAATCATACATACTTATTATCGAACTGCAAAACAAAGGCTCATGGTTACTGGGCAAATCATGAAAGATGGGTCCAGTTTTCTGTGCCACTGACATTTGACAAACGAAAGCGAAAGTTTAAGTATAAGAAAAATGAATATTGAGGATTTGAGAACTTATGAAAGCATTGCTATGACCTTGCAGAGCGTCTCGGATTCTGTTCGTGATGTACGTCTCGGTCGCGCGAACCAAATGAAATCGCATTGTAACCCAGACATAGAGTATATGCGAGGTA